ACTTTCTTATCTTTAACTTTCCTTGTTTTTAATATTCTTTTTATAGTACATAACTTACATTCATAAGAATATGCTGATGAATTCCTTCTATTCTTTCTAGAAAGATAAAAATCAGTTATAAGATCTTTAATCTTACCACAAGACCTACATTTTCTTTCTTTTAAAAATAAATGATCTAATTCAAGTTGTTCATCAAATTCCATTAAGATACCTTACCACCCCATTCGGAATTAGGATCTAATCTATCCATATAATTAAATCCAGAACCTTCTGGGTAGATGTACTTTCCATTCTCATCAAATTGAGGACCAACTTTCTTTGCAGGGTATGTGGGATATGGTCTCTTACCATCCCTCATCTCTTGTCCCTTTCTTCTTCTTAATTGATTACCAGTCTCATGATCTTCAGGCATAGTAGGCCAAGAGGATCCTAAGATCCTTTTAATATCTTCTCTGGTATATCCTTTCATTACATATAATCCCACATATAAGAACGATCTCCATATTCATCTAAATTCCAAGTTTCATTACCATTACCTGCTTTAGTCCATCTATCACCATCTTTATCTACAAATTCACCATCATCAAATCCATCTGAAATAAATCCAAATGGTGCCATATCTTGTTCTATCTGATTTTTCTGTTCTTCATATATTCTCTTACGAACATCATTGTCCGTCATTTCTTTAAAGTAATCTTGTGCAACTAACCAAGCAAATAATACTAAGCACATTGCAAGGTCATCATTACATCCTTCTTCTGCCTCAAATGAGTTGTGTTTTTGAGCAAAAGTGGTTAATTCTGAAATAATCTCATAATCCCAGAATAATATCTTATCATCTTCTAAAAGAGTCTTAAGATTAGAACAACCTAATTTTTTAACCGATTGAGTTGTTCTTACACCTAATTGAGATTTCTTACCACTAAATCCAGATCCAACAACTTGCCCATTACGACCTCTCATAGAGCACATTAGGAGATTATCATATTCTAAATCATAATTTAATATAGATGCTACCTGATCACCTATATCATTAACTTCTATTAGTAAGAATGCTTTATTATATGCTTTACCCACATCATTAATAATACTAGGAAATAGCATAGGTTTAATTTCATTATTCCTATACTTTGCAACTACCTTATAGGGAAACTCTGTTATGTCAAAAACAAGAAAGGCAGAATAATCATTACCCAATCCACGAGCAACATCAACTGTTATCAAATAATTATGATCTTCTATTGGAGTTTGATATACATCAAATCCAGCATTTCTTTGTATTGGATCTTCATATACTAGTGTTTTTAGTTTTGAGGCATTGATTAGAGTATTAACAGATCCTAAGAATTCACATTCAAACTCAACCTTAAACTGTTGTTCTGATGTGTTTGCAATTGTTTGCTCTTTCCAGACTGCATCTCTACCAGGTACTTCTGACCAATGAACTTCTGTTGGTACATATTCATTTTTATTTCTTTCGGCATCGTGCCACATTCTATAAAAATGATTCATACCCCTTGGGGTAGAAACAATAATTACTTTTGATTTTTGACCAGAAGAAATAGTAGGATAAACAGATGCAAAGAAGTCATCAGCAATATGATTCGGGATGAAGGCGAACTCGTCAAGAAAGATGACATTATAGGATCCACCTCGGACAGCACTTGAAGACGTAGAGTTTGCTGAAATCTTTGATCCATTTTCTAATTCAAGTGATCCTTTGTTCCAAGATATTATACCTTGTTGCATCCATCTCGGCAAATTTTCATAAGCAAGTTGTAATCTTCCAAGCAAATCTCTTGCAGTAGATGCTTTGTTTGCTAGTATCGCAACATTAACATTATCATTAAAAACTGCATAGTGTAACAGATATGATACGCAAGTCGTTGATTTACCAGTCTGACGAGGCATCTTACAGATGTTAAATCTTGCCTCATGAAAATTTTTAATTAATTTCTCTTGAAAATCATACATATCAAAAGGTACAAGACCTTCATCAATGGAAACAATCTTAATATATTTTCTTGCAAAGTAAACTGGATCATCCTTACATTTAAGGAATTCAACAATTTGCTCTTCTGTAAATTCTATAGGCGTATTTGCCTTTTTCAGGTTAGGATTACCTAAGTATACATTATCAGACATAATAATTTAAAAAGTTATTTTTTAGATGGTTTACCTTTACCACCTTTTTTAAATTCTTCTACTCCTTTTTTTAGAATCTTTATTTTATCCTCATTTGGAATAGATCTACCTTTAGTAGTACCTCTCTTCAATGCTTTCATAGTTTTAATAAAATCTGAATTTACATCTTTCGGAGTACTGTTATCTGGAGGTCTACGATCCATCTTTTCTAGATCAGGATCTCTTGCTGCATCAGCAACTCTTTTATCAGCTTCAGAATCTCTAGTATTTTGTATTCCTTTATTAATTGAGTCTTTATACTCTTTTTGTGCATCTCTTCTTTTCCTAAAGGTGTCAATCACTTTTTTTATACCCTCTTCACCACCTTTAGCAGCAAGAACTGCACCACCTACTTTAATAGCACCCTTAACAAGAGGGATAGCAGATGGAATTGCAGCAACACCTTCTTTAACGCTTTTACGTCTTGTTGCTTCTAAGTCATACTTCTTACGTTGACCATGACTTATTACACCAATTTTTTCACCCTTTTTAATATTAGGTCCAAAATCAAATGCTGCTTTTGTGAAGACATCAGATCTATCAACAATAGTACCATCTTTTGATTTATACTGTTTCGATCTACCGTAAGGATTTAAATCTTTAGATTTAGTATCCTTTCTACCAGTTTCATAAGTATCTATGACTGGATTTTTATTAGGATCAACCTTTTTCTTTTCTGTGTCAACAATTGCTTTATTTTTATTTGGTGGATCAATAGCAGTTGTTTTATCTTTCTTTATTAAATCACTACCAACTTTAGCACCAGTAACACCTACAATTGTATTTTTTACTGCCTTTGCTACATTAAGTTTCTTTTTAGTAGATATAGGTAATTCTAATTGTTTAGTCTTAGTTCCAGTAAGTTGATTAGGTGTCTTAGTTCCAGTAAAAACTTTTGGTTTATTAGATCCAGGCAAAGCATTTGGTGTCTTAGTTCCAGTAATTTGCTTAGATGGTTTTTTTCCAGTTAAAAGATTCTTAACTTTACTTGCCATACTTGACAATGACATATTAATACCCTTAGTGGTATCTAAACTAGGTTTAACTGCAGTTACTGCACTGCTACTAGATTTAACTATTGCACCAGGATCAGGTATATTTTTTGCAGCATCAACTTTACCTGAATATGTTGTTGGTTTTTTAGAAGTATCAACAGCCTTAGACATTCTATCAGTTAACTCTTTTGCTTTTTGCTGTTTTGGAGTTTTTCCTTGTAACTTAGCAAGAAGATTCATCCCTTTGGATCTTATCTCTTTAGGACTCATATCCTTCGTTACATTCTTAGTTAAAGGTAATGATTTTTTAGATTGAGGTAAATTTGTAGTCTTTGGTGCTACGTCAACAATTTGTCCTGCTCTTTCTGCTTTTGATTTAGCAAGACGATTTGCTCTATTTACCAAATCTTGATATTTTTTATATTTTGCTCTATCAACTTGACCCTTTTTCTTTATAGGTTCAATTAATTTTTGAGCACCACCCTTTAATGCTTTGTATCCTTTATCTGCAAATTGGCGAAATGATTTACCAAGATTATATGTATTTTTTGGTGCATCAATAATTTTTTGAATATCTGTATTTGCCCTTTTCAAATTTTTTGGATTTGTAACAAATTGTGTTAAAATCTTTCTATCCTTTATACCACGGTTTTTAGCAAAGTTAAAAACTTTTGGTGCATACTTTCCTATTATTCTTGCACCAGAAATAGCACCATCTATTAAACCCTCATTCAATAATTCTTCTTTTACATCATAAAACTCTGCAATCTCTTCATATGAGAAACCCTTATTATGAAGCACATTAATATTTTCTTCAAGTATTTCTATAATCATATTCTCAAGATCTGCCTCAAAGGAACCAGTGTACCCCTTTGTCCTATTACCTTCGTCAACAATCTCTTCCTTAAATTGTCCAGGTTTAACTTTAGGTAAAGG